ATGTCCCCTGCATCTCCATCTTTACGAACAAGTAAAGCCTCTGCATCGTCTAAATCAATTATTACTGCACCTGAAGTTGTAGCTGCGACCAAAGTAGTTGAACCTTGAACATCTAAATCTCCTGTAATTGTTGTATCTCCATTAACTGTTAATCCTCCGCTACCTACTGTAAAAGAATCAACTACTAAATTTCCACTGTCAGTTGGGTGAGTTCTTACCATTTTTTATCACCTAAAAGTTAGCTATCGGGCTAAATATTACATACACAGTAAATGTACTTGCATTACCCGCGTCAGTATTGATTAACTTCAAATGAAGTTCGTTGGTCTCATCAAGATCGGTTATGAACAAACCACTTAATGGTTTATCGTTCATAACCAAATTATTATTTTCATTTTTATAATAATGAGTGTTAGCAGTAAAATTATCGTCTGGGTATAATTCCAGATCAAAATCTGTTGATGCAGAAGCCTTAACAACTAATTGATGAACTTTAACACACCCCCAAGTCCAATTACCTGCTGATGCTAAATCTAGTTCAGAATTTCCTGCTGCTGAGATAGAATCTGAAACATATTTGTAAACTATAACTTGTCCGCCTTGAGCTGATGCTCCACGAAATTTTGTATCCCCTCTGCTTCCAGAAGTTCCATTTAATACTGTGCCTGTTGCCATTTATATCATCCTCATATTTTTTTTGGCTGGAATTTTTAGGACTCAGCCATAATTTACAAATAAGTTCTCATTTAAAACTTATTTTATTTGATTGCTTTCTTCTTCAACCCACCTTGCAGACCCATCTTCATTTCGACTGTAAATAACTGCCCCTGCCTTTGTTTTACCGCTCGTTTCGAGTTTTTTACATTGGGCTAACATGGTTTGATAAAGTATCCTAACATGTTTATTTGCAGACAATTTCCACAAATCAACTTTCTTCTGAACTCCTTCTTTTGTTAATCTTCCTGGGTTGTTGTTAATCAATGCCCACTCGTTTTCTTGAAAAACCACTCCTTTTCTCCCTGCCATGTGCGGTGCAGCTTCATTACTGATTGCACTCGGGGTAATATCCACATAATCTGTATCTACCATTTCAATCTCCTCCTGTTAATGTTTAATCGTCACTCATTGCTGCCCAAGTTCCTGCACCGTCACTGTTCCTATAATGACTTGCTGTCCCTGGAGTTGCATCTAATTTAATATAAACGGTTCCTTGTGGTGCTGAATGTGCAGGTGTTCCTGAACCATGTTCTAAACTACCATACTCTTTAGCTGCTCCCGGTGCTCCCCAATTACCATTCAATCCGTTTTTACATCCTTTATTGAATACCATTTTTTAATCCTCCATAAATAAAATAAAAAAAAAAAATAAACCAGTTAGGTTTAAGTTGTAGTAATTTCTGAAACTGCGTTGTTTCTTAGAGCTGCTGTTGCAAATCTTTGAGTAACAACTACAAAGCCAGTATCACGAGCAGCGTCACTGTATCTTTCAACTGTTAAAGGTCTTTTCTCAGCGATAACAAATGCGTGACTTGCGTCAAGAACATAAGCTAATACTGAAGATACATTGTTGCTAACTAATACTTGCATTCCAAAAATACGGCCAATCAAAGGTTTAGTTGGGTCCATTACGCCTGACTTGTCTGCTTCAACAAAGGTGTCGATGTTTCTCAAGTCATTTGCAACTTCAACTCCACAAACCATGTGTGTTGGTCGGTAATTATCTGCTTCCAATAACTGCATAGCAGCAGTAATGTCGCTAATAGGTAATGTTGCATTACTGTTAGCTACATCATGGCTTGCTGCTGATGAAGCAGTATTTAAAGCTGAAACAATCAAAGATTCTTCGTTGTCTGCAAATTCGTACCCAGCCAATTCAGCATGGTATGAAAGTAAGTCAACTAATCCGTCTTCCAACATTTCTTTAGTTACTCCGATTCTTGCACCGTATTTAACAGGTGTTAAGGTTAGGCTAGTGAAAGCACTTTGTACGATTGGTACTTCTGCTCCTTCTCCAACTTGAACTACACTTAACGCGTTGTTAGCTGTGATTTCTGCTTGTAATGGAATTACAAGAGTTCTACCTGGGATAGCTGATGGTCCGAATACACGGGCAGCTAAGCCTCTCAACATTAATTTTTTCCGAACAGCGTTCATTACTTCTGGTAATAGAGTCCGTGGAATCAAGTAAGAGGTTGTTGAAGTGTTTGCAGTTGCACTCGCAAAGTCTGCACTTCCTGTTCCTAATAAATTTGGCATTTTCTTTTACCTCCTAAAGTGACAGCTTCCACACGACATATTTGCCGTCAGCTGATCCACCTGTTAATGCTCTACCAACTTTATGTTGAGTTAAAGCGATAGCTGCCGCAGCAGTTACAGTTGTGGTTGGTCCAGATAAAGTATCTACTTTATTTGAAGCTGCATTATCTCCCATCAATGGGTCTCCTGCTTCTGTGTCTGAGTTAGTTGCATGAATGAAAACTCCTTCCATTGCACATGCACCATATCCGTCTGCCGGGATGTCTTCTAAAGCCACACCTAGTACGGTTTGATAACCTGTTGCAGAATCAGTCATTGATTTTACTTTTATATCTCCTGCCCCGTATGCGTTACGAGCGGATGCAGCGGTTCCAGTAAGTACATCATTGTTTACAGCTGACCATAATATATCTCCAGCTTCAATAGCAGTTGTTCCGCTATCGTTCAAAACAGTAATGGATCTACCTTCATCGCTTAATACGAATCCTGTTTGTGCCATTTTTTATTTACCTCACTCTCTCTCTCAATTCGCTATTGAACTTTTTGTAAAGTCCCTCACTCATTGTATAAGAGCCATCTTTTTCTTCTACAAATTTAGCCACTTCTGGCTGTGCTTCTTCTACAACAGCAGATGATTTGTTAGCTAATTTACCTTCATATTCAAGGACCATTGCTAATTTTTCTTCAGATTCTTTCATTAAATCTTCAGATTTCATGTTACTGTTTACTTTTAGGATAGACTCCACTAAAGATTGTTTTTTTGCCATTTTTAATGCGTTCAGTTCTTCACGAATTGCTTTAATTTCTTCGGCAGAAAAATTCTCTTGGGCAGGAGCTGGTTCCTCTTTCGGTTCTTCCTTTGGAGCTTCTACTGGTTCTGGTGCTGGTGCAGGAGCTTCTGCTGGAGCTTCCGGTTGTTTAACTTCTTCTTCGCTCATTTTAATTACCTCACTTTCTGTTTTTTTTCTTTCTTCCGTTTCAATCAATTCAAAAGATTCTGCCACTGCATAATCTATGGAGGCGTTTTTAACGCCTTGAAATGCAACTAGCCCGACACCGTCAATTTCAAGTCCTTCAACGGTATACACACCTTCTTCGTGCTTGATTTTCTTTGCAGTAGCATGGATTGACGGACCTAAAAATCCATCTTTAACCATTTCTACTACGTCCGGGTGTCTTGCCGTATTACGAATCTTCCCCTCATGGAAAAGTTTTGATCCTGATTGTGATAATTTACCTAAACCTACTATGTGTTCTTCTGCGTCTGCCCCTGGATGACCAAACAGCCATTTAAATTCTCTCCCGTGGTTTTCCTTTAAATTATTGAATGTATATTTATTTTTATTTTTACTTATCCCTTCTTCTAATGCTAAGCCACCAATACTTAACCAACTTCCACCAGAATCTTTACCTTCATTTACTTGAAATTCGGGACTGAAATTTAATTTGACATTTTCTAACATCATTTTGTATCACCAATTTGTTTTTTTACGGGAAGTTATCCTTTCCCCTGATGCCCTGAAATCCGGGCCATTTAATATCATTGTAACGGGTCTTGCTTCATCAACCTTGGTACTAAATTGGTTCCATAAAGGCCTATTTCTTGTAAATAAATCCTCTGGAGCCATATTTTGGAATGTTTTTTGATTTCTTCTACTATCTCCATTCAAACAAACATAATCCTTGTTATCATAACGATCTGGGACGGAATGTCTCTCTCCGCAAACGCATTTAAACATCATAATGTGTAACTCTCCTCAATTACTTGATAAGGAACTTTTTTATCTCCCCTATCAACATATTCACCCACAGCAAGACCTTTCTCGCCAATGACTTCCATGATTATTTTCTTTTTATGTTTACCACATTGGATGGAACCCATCGCTTCCAACATTTTTGGTGGTGAAACAG